TCAGGGGACGAGAAGCAGCAGCAGCGGCGCGGACAGATCGACGCGGCCGACCTGGCGGACCCACAAGGGTTGCCCGGGGTGTTCGCTGACGAGCATCGCGAGAGTGACGGCGGACAGCTCGAGCTGAGGCAGCGCCAGTTCCCAGCGCAGGACCGGCTGGTCGGCATCGCCAAGCCCGACGACGTAAGCCTCGGTCGGCTCGTTGAGCGGCGCCTCGACCCAGTCCGGCCAGTTCCACACGCCGCGCGCGCGCCGGGTCCACTGCAGCACCAGCCCGCCTTCCGCCGGCAACCGGACGCGTGGATGCACCGGCGTCAGCGGGCGCAATGTCGATCCAGGGCTAAGGATCGATGCGGTGACGGGCTCGTCGTCGGCCAGGCCGATAGCCACGAGGGTGGTGGCATTCGTGGGACCGAGGAGCGCGGGGTCGACGGCAAGGGGGGTGCCGTCGAGCAGGACGAACGGCGTGTCCGATGCGTGCCCGGCTTGCGCCGCTTGCTCGGTGCCGCCGCGCCCGCGCAACAGGCCGCGCAGCAGCCAGCCGGCTCCGCCGAGCGGCACCGCTTCGGCGAATTGCACAACTTCGTTGCCGAGCAAGGCGCGGTTGGCGCCGCCGGCGAGCGCTTCGGGCGTCGCACCGCTCAGCAGAAAGTCCACCGAGGCCAGCTCGATCTCGAGCGATGCGGTGCGATCGAGCCGTACGGCCGGAGAACCGGCGAGGGCGGATGTCGTCCGACCGATCACGCTCCGAGCGGTGCCGCTGGAGCCGAGAGAGACGAGGTCGCCGGCCTGATCGGCATAAAGTGCGGCGCCGCGCCAGCCCTGCGAGGCCGAGGACAGCGCGGCGTAAACCTGCCGCGTGTCGCCCGCGCCAATCCCGTCCCAGGGCAATTCGAACGCGACCAGCTCGGTCGCTGAGGCGACCAGGTCGGGCGGCGACAGCGCATCGCCGGGATCGGCGGGCGTCTGCCGCGGCGCCCCGCGCGGCAGGCGGCGCAGCTCCAGCTCGACGCCTTTGTCGCGCCATTCCCAGCCGTCGATGCGCCAGTGGCCGGGATGGCCGGGAACCCGCACGATCGTGCCCGGGGCAAGCGCGGGATCGAGCTCGGCGACCCGCCACGCGAGCGTGTCGTTCGACCAGCCGGCCCGTTCGGCCGCGGCATTGGCGAGGTCGCGCGCGGTCCAGGCGGCGAGTGCGCCGGGGAACTCGAGCACCCGGCTGCGGCCGGGGCGGGCGCGTCCGTCGGCCCGCTGCAGCCCCGCCTGGTAATCGCGGCCGGTGTCGTAATAGCGCAGCCCGTCGGGAATCTCGCGGGCATCGGGCTGGCGGCGGCGCGACTGGCCGGCGAGCGCGCCGAAGCCTTGGTCGGACAAGTCGACGGCCGGTTCGGGGAGGAGCGGGACTTCCGCGGGGATCACATCGGCCGCAACGATACTGAGCCGGTCGCCGCCCGCATCGCAGGCGAGCGGATAGACATCGTCGATGGTCGACAGGGTGTAGGCCAGCGGACCGCCCTCGTCGCTGAACCCGCCTAGCCCCGCCAGCGCCGGTTCGGCATCGACCGGGCGATCGAGCCGCTCGACCAGCTGCGCCAGCGTCACTTCGCCGTCGTCGGCCACGATCTCGAAGGACAGGGCGGGGATGCGGTTGCCAAAATCGGCCAGCTGCAGCGATTCGAACACGCAATAGGCGCGTCCGCGAAACGCCGGGCAGGCCGCGCCCCGGTCGCTCGCGATCAGCGGATCGACGGGCTGGTCGCCGTGCCCCTCGTAGACGCGCAGCTCGCCGCCGGTCTTGAGCTCGTCCGCTTCGCCGCGCAGCAGGTTGCCGTCGGCCCAGATACGGCCGAGCCGGAGGATCGGGCGGCTGGCGAGCGCGACCGCGAACGAGGCCGAATAGCTGTAAGTGGTGGTTGAGGGCTTCCCCTTGCCGCCGCTGCGCTCGCTGCTCTCCTTGAGATCGGTCGCCCAGATCACGCTGCCGGCCGCGCGCATGGTGCCGTAGTGACGGGCGAGCGGCGTGCCGTAGCTCGACGTGGTGATTTGCACCTCCTTGAGCCGCGGGCCTTCGCGCTTCGCGCCGCCGAAGACCGCGCGGTCGAGCTGGTGGCCGATCAATGAGCCTAGCGCGCCGCCGAGCGGACCGCCCAGCGCCGTGCCGAGCGCGGTGAAGATCACAGTAGCCATGGGAAGAGCCTAGGTGAGGCGCCAATGGCCGATGACGGGCCAGGGAAGCGGAAAGGGGGTGCGCACGACCCGACGCAAGCCGGCGTGGGCGTGAATGATGCCGCCGCCTATGGCGACGATGGCGAGATGAAGCTGTGCCGGTCCCGGCGCGAACACGAGCACATCACCGTTTTCGATCTCGGCATGGTCTGCCTCGACGAAGCCGGCCGCGGTGGGAAGCTGCAGGAACCGTTCAGGCTCGAGGTTGCGGAGTGCGTAGCTGACAGGCAGGCGGACGGGCCTCCCGATCTCGGCCATCGCCATCAGCACGAGGCCCACGCAGTCGAGCCCCATGATCGGATCGCGGCCGTGCAGCCGGAAGGATGCGCCAACGAAGCTTTCGGCCGCATGCGCCAGTTCGTTGCCGCTCATCTCGAGGAGGTCGGGTAGCGGGCGATCAGGTCGTTCCCCGGCAGGAACGGCTCGCCCTGAAAGTTGATCGCGTTGCCGAACCGCACGGAGCAGGTCTGCACGGTGTGATCGCAACCTTCGCGCAGCAAAGCGCGGGTGCCCGGCTCCAACCCCGGATCGAGCTCGCGGTCGAGTACCAGGGCGGAGGCGTCGGCCGAGGCCACCTCGATCGCCATTCCGGCCTGCGGGCCGTCGAGCAAGCGCAAGCTGCCTTCGCGCATCGCGGCGGCCGCCGGCCCGCCAGCGAACGCGACCCGGTTGGCCGCAAAGTCGATCGAGGAGACCACCGCCTCGTGGGTGAATTTCGCCGAGCTTAGCGTGCAGCCCGGCCCGCAGAACTGCGCGCGGCAGGTCGGGCTGGCGCGCGGCACCGTGTCGGCCTCGAGGTCGGCCTTGGCGGAGCGCAGCTCGGCGCTGAACTGGCCGGCTTCCTCGGCCACGCCGCCGATCTCGCCGCGATAGAGCACCGCGCGGTCGAGTGTCTCCCAGTCGACCACGCCGATCTCGACCGCCGCGCCGTCGAAGCGCCCGGCGGAAAGGTCGGTGGCGGGGATCGAATCGTGGGTCAGCGCGCCCTGGACTTCGGCACTGTCGGGTCCGAAGTCGGCGGTGCGGCGGATCGCGCTCGGCAGCATCCCGGGCGCGGCGCGGTGGAGCACGCCGTCGAACCACAAGTCGCGGTCGTGGCTGGTCAGGCCGAGCGCGATCCCGTCGCGGCGGCGGATGCGCCAGAAGGTCGCGCCGGCTTCGAGCTCCTGGCTGAAGAATACATGACTCATGTCGCTTCCCTGATCTCGACCAGCGTCACCGAAGGCGCCTCGCCGGCCGCGAACGAGGCGGCGCTGATGTCGAGGCGGTCGGTGGCAAAGCGAACCGGCACGTCGAAGGTGAAACCGGCGCGGACTTCAACCTCGGCGGGCGGGGCCGTGTCGAACACGATCCAGCCGCCTTCCTCGAGCGCCCAGTTGGCGACCTGGACCGCGGCGACGCTCACCACGACGCTTACGGCGCGTGGGCGGGTGATTGGGCGCATCTGCGGCTCGTCCGCGCCGTAGAGCTTGCGCAGCTGGAAGCGGGTGCTCTCGCCGTCGCCCAGCGCCAGCAGCTGGTCTTCCGGCTGGGGCGTGCCGGTCATCCCGTTCGAGCTGAAGTCGAACGGGTCGCGCAGGCGAAAGCCGCGCGCCGCGCCACGCCGGGCGCGAAAGAAGGCGATCAGCGTGCCGAGCTCGGCTTCGGAGCGAATGCCCGGGCCGACGTCGAAATGCAGCCGGGCGTCGCTCCAGTGGCTCGCGCGGCGCTCGTGGCCCGAGGCGGTGAGCGCAATCGAGGTCGAGAATTCCGCGCTCACCCCGGCATCGCGGCCAAGCGCGAGCGGATAGAGCAGGTCGTCGAAGGCTTGCATGGCGTGGTCCCCGGAATTGGGCAGGCGGGTGTATCCGTCGCGTGCGACTTGCGGCAGCGCCCAGACGAAACGCCGCGCGACACCGCGCTGGGCGGCTTCGTCGATGCCCCGGTCGATGCGCGGCCAGAAAGTGTCCGCATCGGCCGGATCGAGCACGAACCCGGCGAGGTAATCCTGGTTCTCCGCCGGATAGCCGAGGCGCTGCTGCACCGTGGCGTATCCCGCCGCACGCAACCCGTCGGCGCCCGAGGTGAGCCAGTCGTAGTCTTCGAGCTGGAGCCGGTCGTAATCCGGCCAGGCCCAGCCGGGCGGCAGGTTGGCGCGCCTGAGTTCGGGCATCGCGGGATCGAGCACGGTCGGCGTGAACACCAGCAGCATGACTTCGGCGAGGTCGTCGGAGGCGTCCATAATCGCGTCGCGCATCGCGGCGGTCGACGCGGCGAGCGCCGTGCCCGCCTGGTCGAGCAGGGCGATCTCCGGCGCGGTCAGCGGCTGGCGCAGGTCGGCGATCTCGGGCGGATCGCCGCCGAACAGCACGCGCGCGTCGGCGTCGTAGAGCGCGATGCGCCCGTCGGCTGTCGTCCACCACCACGGCTCGCCGATCTGGAACGCGGCCGGCAGCCCGGCGTCGAGCATCAGCGCGACGAAGCGCGCGGCGATCTCGCGCAGGAAAGTCATCGCCCAGGCATTGGCCGGCGACAGCAGCGCCGAGGGCGGGACCCAGCCGGTCAGCGCCGGCGTACCGTCGGCAAAGCGCTGCTGCCACGAGGGCGGGCAATGCTCGGCGAACAGCTCGTAGGACAGCGAGGCGATCGGCCGGTAGCCTTGCTCGGCGCACAGCGCGAAGTAGCTGGCATGCCAGGCTTCGGCTGGAGCGCAGAGCTGCGGCGTCGCGTCGACCAGCAGCTCGTCGCCGGTCCGCTCGAGCCGGTAATAATGGCTCATGCCGACGTAGTGGACGATGGCGTCGCGATACCCGAGGCCGCGAATGTTGCGCAGCACCCGCGCGGGAGTGAGGTTGTAGCTGTCGTCGTAGGCGGTCGCCATGCTGAGGTCGTGCGGCGGCAGCAGCACGTCGCCGATCGCCAGCATCGGTCTGTCGCCCGTGCAATCGATCTCGCTCAGCTCGACCCAGCCGTCGGCGCGCTGCGGCAGCAGGCTATCATCCTCCGGATCGGATCCCGGTGGTGCCAGCGAGACGAACATCCGGTCGATGTCGTGCGGCCAGACCGGGTCGTCCGCCTCCCAACCGCCGGAAAGCGCCGAGAACGGCAACGTGACCTGCGCGTCGTCGGGCGAGCCGTCGGCATAGTTCCACAACCGCACATACCAGGTGCGCGGCGCCTCGGCGGCGTCGCGCCCCTCGATGGTCAGCGTCGGACCGTGCACCGCGTCGAGCGGAATGATGCCGTTCGACTGCCAGCGGAACCGCAGCGTGGTGCGCGAATAGTCGAAATCGGTGTCGTAGCGCAGCAGCGGATGGTCATGGCGGTCGCCGCTGTCCCAGATCAGCCCGGCGAGAGCATCGGCGTGGTGGAATTCGACCTCGGCGCGCAGCGAATCCGGCCCGGTGGTGACCACCGAAGCCATCATCGGTCGCGGGAAATTGACGGTCCAGAAGCGCGGGTCGAATCGCTGGATCCAGTCCGATTGCTGGCCGTCGCGTTGATGGGCGAGCCAAAACGCCATGTCCCGGTTTCCTCAGAGGTCGTGCAGCGCGCGGCGCACTGAACTTGCCACCTGGCGTGACGAGCGGCGCAGCGTGGTCGGCGCGTCGGCGCCCTTGGGCGGTGCGATCTGGATCGAGATGCGCACGTCGCGTGGCGTCGCAGCGCCACCGGTCTCGACGCGCCCGGCCGAGGTGGGCACGAACATTTCCGGCCCGCGCTCGCCGACCAGATAGGCCGCGCCGGGCGCGACCGGTCCGCCGGTGGCCCGGCCCGGCAGGCCGAACAGCGCGCCGACGGCGCCGGTCAGGATCGCGCCGAGCCCGCCGCTGGAGCCCCCGCCGAACATTCCGCCGAGACCGGTCTGCATCGCCTGCGCCGCAATCTGGCCGAGTGCATCGAGCGCGATGCGCTTCAAGTCGTCGAAGCCGAGGCTGCCGCGGCGGATCGCTGACAGCAACCCGCGCTCGAGCACATTGCCGGCCTTGGCGAAGCCGTCGACCAGTGTTGAATCGACCGTGCCGCGCATCGCCTCGATGTCGGAGCGGAAGCCGCTGGTGCTGGCGCGAACGTCGATCAGCAGGGTGTCGATGTCGTCATCCATGCCGGTCTTGCTCCAAAAGCGCGGTGAGCTCGCCGCGAGTCAGCGGGGCGTCGGTTGCTTGGCCGTCGACCGTGAGGATCGCCGCCAACTCGGCGGGCGTCGCCTCCCAGAAGTGCGCCGGCCGCCAGCCGAGCGCGCGCGGGACCAGGCCCGCGAGGCGCAGGGCGCCCGCGGTGAATGTGTTACTCATCCCTGGCCTTGCAGGATCTGCCGCAGCAGCGCGCGCAACGGCCCTGCAGCAGCGGCCAGGCCCTGCTCGGCCACCGCCTCGCCGACCTCGTCGCGGGTCACGCCGTCGCGCTCGGCCAGGCAGTGCCAGAACAGCGCCGCCAGCTCGGCCAGCCGCAATTGCCCGTCACCCGCGCGCTCGACCAGCGCGAACAGCGAGCCGAGCTCCTCCTCGGCCGCGACCAGCGCGGCGAAAGTCGGCCGCAGAACATGATCCCGGCCGCCGAGGGACAGCGTAGCCTCACCGCGCGCCGAGTTGGCGGTTGTCATACCGGCACCACCGGACCCGAGCTTTCGAGCTGCAGCGTGTAGTTGCGCTCGCCATTGAAATCCCCGGCGTAGTCGAGTCGCTGGACCAGGAACTGGCCTTGCAGCTTCTCGCCGTCCTCGAACGACAGTTCGTAGTCGTCGATCGTCCCGGCCAAGGCGTGGCCGCGGATCGAGGCTTCGGCGGCGCTACCGAGGAAAATGCCGGCGGCGCTGACCGAGACCGAACGCGTTCCCGCGCCCGACAACAGGTCGCGCCAGCCACCCGAATCCTTGTGGGTGACGACCACGGTGTCGCCGTTGATCGACATCTGCGTGGTCCTGAGGCCGGCAACGGTCTGGTAGGCGGGCGGCTCTTCGCCATCGCCGATCTTGAGAAGGAAGGCGGAGCCTTTCTGGGCGGTCATGTGGGTTCTCCGGTTGGGGGATCAGGCGGCGAGAAGCCGGAAGCGGTATTCGAGCAGCACGGCGCGCAAGTTGCCGGCGCGCTGCTCGGCGCGGGCGCGCAGGAAGGTTTGACTGGCCACTTCGAGGCCAGGGCCCGAGCGGGGCAGGTCTGCCACGCGTGCTTCGATCGCCTCGACGGTCGCGGCCGCGGTGCCGGGGTCGTCGCCGCGGCAATGCAGCTCGAGTGCGACACGCACTTCGCGACCGGTGCGATCCTTGGTGCTCCAGTCGGTGCTGGCGCTGGCAGCGATGCCGAGCCAGGGCGGTGCGGTGCGCGAGGGCGCCTCTTCGGTGATTGCGTTGACCAGGCCGGCGAGGGTCGCGTCGGCCGCGAGCCATTCGATCAGCAAGGCGCGCAGCAGCGTTTCCATCCTAGCGTTCCTTCGCGAACAGTGGCCACAGCAAGCCGGCCCGGCGCCAACGGCGCGTATCGCGGCGCAGTTGGCGCAGGCGCGTTTCGGCATGAGCCCGGCCGAGCGCTTCCGCTTTCACGGCGAGGCGAGCGACGAGCGCCGTCCATCCCGTCCGCTCATCCTGAGCTTGTCGAAGGACGATCATGTCAGCCGCATCCGCCGCCACGGGCGCCACAGTGCCGCGACCGCGGCCGGGGGCTCCGGCGAGGCCGCGGCGAGATCGCGCTGACGGTAGTGGTGCGCAGCAAGCCGGACCACACCGTGCCTGATCGCTTCGGGCAGGTCGGCCCACTCGGCCGCCATGCCCGCGGTGAAGCGCACCGCAACGCGGACGGCGGCAGCGGGTCGCAGAATGCGGAATTGCGCGCTGCCGTCGGCCTCGAGCTCGATTTCGTAATCGCCCGGCGCGAGCGAGAAGCGCGCGCCTTCCGCGGGAATGCCTTCGATACCGGTGATCGCCTGCACCGGCCGGGTCGCCAGCGCCTGCCAGCGTTGCCCGGCAGGCCAGACTTCCTCGCACAGCGCCGCCAGCGGCATCTGCCCGGTGAAGGCTTCACCGATCTCCAGCGCGACGCGAAGCAGCGCGGTTAGCGCCGCATCGTCGCCCGGCGTGGTGATCGCCAGCCACTGCTTGAGCTCGTCAAGAGCCGCGCCCGCCAGTTCGGCGGGGTTGATGATCGTGCGTTTCATGCGGGTGTCCTTTTCTTGCTTTCGCCTCAAGCGCCGGGCGCCGCCCATCCGGGCGGCTTGGCTTCCTCGCATAAGCTCGGGCGGCCGTTCGGCCTTGCGGTCCGCTAGTCGCGGACCGGATCAGCACTCCACAGCATCGGCTTGGAATGGTCCGGGTTCCGACCAGGAACCCGCAAGCGCGAACGCGCGCCCGAGCTTATGCGAGGGAAGCCTAAGGGGCCGGATGGCCCCGTCGGCGCTTGAGGCTAAACAAACAAATCACACCTCGATCTTCAGCAGCTTGATCGCCGCGCTGTCGAGCACCTGGCCGCCCACTCGTTTGGTGGCGTAGAAGTGCACGAACGGCTTGTTGGTGAACGGATCGCGCAGGATCGTGGTCGCGGTCCGCTCGGCGATCAGGTAGCCGGCCTTGAAGTTGCCGAACGCGATCGGGAAGGCATCGGCGGCGATGTCGGGCATGTCCTCGGCCTCGACCACCGGGTAGCCGAGCAGGCGGTCGGGCTGGCCTTCGACCAGGCCGGGTTGCCAGATGAAGCCGCCGTCGCCGGTCTTGAGCTTGCGCACTTCGGCCAGCGTCGAGGAATTCATCACCCAGCTGGCGCCCTGGCGATGGCCGGCCTTCATGGTGTGGACCAGGTCGATCAGCTTGACGTCGGGCTCGATGTCGAAGCCCTCGGCCTCGCCCGAGGCGATGTACTGCAGCGTGCCGAACGGGCGCGCGCCGTCGCCGACCAGCGACTTGGCCGTCGACAGGAACCCGCTCGGCTGGTTGGTGCCGCTGCCGCCGACGAACGCAGCGCCCTCGGCGCGGGCGAACTCCATCGCGATCTCGCTCGCCAGCCAGCCTTCGAGGTCGAACGCGGCGTCGTCGAGCATGGTCTGGCTCGCCGCCGGGTTGGCGTAGAGTTTGCCCGACGGGGGCGCGATCTCGGCGAACTCGGGGGTGTCGGTTTCGGGGCGGGCGGCGGTCTCGGAAACCCAGCCCGAGGCGGTGCCGCCGATGGCGACCAGCTTGCGGTAGCCCGAAGTGCCGACCTGGACCACCTGGGCAAGGCCGCGGATCGGGCTGATCTCCTTCAGCTCGCTGGCGATCAGCGCATCGATCTCGCGCGGGACGGCATAACCGCCCGCTTCGGGATCGGTGCCCTGGATCGACTTCAGTTCGCTGACCCGGCCGTGGCGCAAGTAGCCGTCGATGAAGCTCTTGACCTCGGCCTCGTTGCGCACGCCGTCGAGCGTCCCGGTCAGTGTTGGCCGGGAAGCGGCGCGGCTGACGCGGTCGAGCCGGGCCTTCACTTCGTCGACGTCGCTGCGCAGGCCGGTGATGGCCTTCTCGGCCTCGTCCTGGCGCGAGACCAGGTCGAAGCTGGCGGCCAGCACTTCGGTTTCGATTTGCATGTCCATGGGGGTAGTCACCTTTCGCTTGGGGGTTTGGGGGCACAAAAAAGGCCGCCTCGCGGGCGGCCGGTGGAATTCTGTCAGCGGACCAGATGTATTCGCGCGCCGGGTTGCAGCGGGTGCGTAACCAGGCTGATTTCGAGCAGTTCGATGTCCTCGAGTAGGCGGCCCCCTGATGACCCGGGGCCGAGCCGGCGATAGCCGCGCGCGCGGTAGCCGAAGCTGAGGCCATCGACCTCGCGGCGTTCGAGCATGGCGGCGGCGAGGCTGCCGGTCCGCTCGATCCGGGCAACGACGCGCAAGCCGCGCCGGTCCTCCGATATGCTCTCGACCGTGCCGATGCGCTGGCTCGGGCGGTGCTGCCAGTAGAGCGGCAGCGGTTCCTTTCTTTCAGCGAGCGTGCGGGCGAAGGCTCCGGGTCGGATGGTGTCGTCGGCCGAGTCGGCCACGCCGAACAAGGCGGCGTATCCGGCCAGCCTCACTTGAGCATTCCCGGCACGCCGAGCCGCACCGCGATGCCGATTAGCAGCAGGGCCATCGCCCCGCGCACGATCCACGTCACCGCCGCCTTCCACGCGCTCGCCTTGGCCGCGCGCCATGCGCCGAGCAGCTCGCGCAGCTCGTCGATGTCGTCCTGCGCGCGCTCGTCACTGAGCCCAATGCGGACGAGCACCCGGTTGGCGCCGAGCTCGCTCGCCTCCTCGACGATCGCGCGCAGCGTGACCAGCTCGCCGCCTTCGGCCGAGGCCTGGGCGATCAGTTTGGCCAGCATGTCCTCGCGGTTCATAGGGTTGATCCCCCCGACTCTTTGGCGCCGAACCCGAGCATCGCGCGCTTTTCGTCCGAACTGAGGAAATCGGCCGCGGTGAGCTGGGCCCACAGCCGCTCGCGGTCCTCCGCCAGCGCCGGAATGCGATCGAGATCGACCGTCAGCGCCAGCTCTGGGAACCACGGCCGCAGTCCCTCGGCAAGCCCGCTGAGGATCTTGCCGGCCAGCGGCAGCAGCGTCAGCCGCCACAGCGCGCGGTTGGCCTCGCGGTAATTGGCATAAGTATTGTCGCCCGGCAGCCCGAGCAGCATCGGCGGCACCCCGAAGGCGAGCGCGATGTCGCGCGCCGCCGCCGCCTTGAGTTCGGCAAAATCCATGTCGGCGGGGCTCAGGCTCAGCGCCTGCCACTTGAGCCCGCCTTCGAGCAGCATCGGCCGCCCGGCATTGCCGCCGCCGGCATAGGCCTGCGTCAGCTCGGCCTTGAGCCGGTCGAACTGGTCGGTGGTCAGGCCGCTGGCGTCGCCGGCGTCCATCACCAGCGCGCCGGAAGGTCGCGCCGCGTTTTCCAGCAAGGCCCGGTTCCAGCCGCTTGCGGCATTGTGGATCGCCACCGCCTGGTGCGCGGCGGAAAGGCAACCGGCGCCGTAATGGTCGTCGGCCGGGTGATAGGCTTTCAGATGGATGACCTGCGGCCAGCCGTCCTCGTCCTCGACGGGGATGCTCAGCGCCTGGTCGCCGACCTTGTATTGAAATGCCGCCGGCCAGCCATCCGCCCCCGCGACCACCGAGACCCGCTCCGGCCGCAGCGCGAACAGCTCGACGGGCCTTCCTTCCCCGTCGCGCATCACCTGGACATAGCCGTTGCCGTGCAGCAGCAGCTGCGCCGCCAGCGTCTCGAGTAGCGACTGGCCCGCGCTGGTCGCGGAAACCAACGCCTGCGCTCGCTCAGAGTCGTCAGCACCGCCCGGCACCAGCGGCGCGCTGCCGACGCCCTCGGCGACGATCCGAACCGCGCGCTGCGCCACCGGGTTTTCCAGAAATGCCTGGCGCACCGCCTGGCGGTACTCGAACGGCGGCCGCGCGCCGGCGGGCTCGAAGGCCCATGACCATGGCGCGGTAAAGCTGCGCGCCAGCGGCACGCGCTTGCCGCCGCCCTTGAAGGCGGCGCGCAAGCTGTCGAGGAAGGACATGGGAAGGCCTTTCTGTGGTTCGAAACGCCCTGGCCCGCGACCGATGACGGGCGGCGCTTAGCGAATTCTTAGGGCTGCTGCGGAACGGGTTCTTAGCCTCGCCGTGATCTTCTCTCCGGCGAGGAGGTTGCCATGCTGCTATCGATCCTGGCGGCGTCGGCGGTCACGGCCGCGGGCGTAGTGAAAGTCGAGCTGACGGTGAGCGCCGAAGGCTCGGTGACGCATTGCGCGATCGTCGAGACCAGCGCGCCTCCGGAAGTCGCCGAGCAGACCTGCCGGGCCTCGATGGCCCGAGCACAGCGCGCCTCACGCGACGCGTCGGGAGTGCCGGTCGAATCGAAACGCCTGGTCACAGTCCGCTATCAGCCCGGGAACCCTGGCGCCGCCGGCTGA